AACATCTGCAACAACTGGTTTGGGTGTTTCAGGAGCCTTCGACGGGCCGCTAGGTGCTGGTTTATTTGTCAGCGATACACCCTGTGGAGTATAATAAGAACCAAAACGTTCTGGATCATATAGTTCTCCTGCTACTGATGATTCAAACATTTCAAAGATAACTTTAATTTCTTCATTGTTTGGACGTTTTGGCATAAAATCATTAAGATTAAACAATCCATTATTTTGAATTGCATCTCTTTCAGTTTGGTCTAGGCTACGTTCTCTACGAGCCCAATTTGAAGTTGAATAATCAGCATACTGACCTTTTTGTGTTTTTGTAAGTTTAAAGTCAGTTCCTGCTTCAAAATCAGTTGGAATTTCCGGAAAGTCAGGATCCATTAATGCCGCCGAAATAATTTTGTAAATAGACGGATTTATAATAAACCTGCGAATTGGATTTTCTGGTGGCTGATCATCGCTCATCGGATTGTCAGTAACAAATCCTTGAAAAATATAAGATCGCTTTTTCCAATATTTACGACCTTCATCTTCGAGACTTGGATCTTTAAACCAAGGACGAATTTCAGCATGTACTGGACATGCATCGCCCCACATTTCTACACAAGGAACTTGGACTGTAACACTACGTGACTCGTCCTGTCCTTTAATACCAGGAAATGACAAACGAATCATTTGACGCTCTTTCCAAAAGAACGTATTCGTTTCATCTGAATCTGGTAAAAATCTTAAAGTTGCTGTTGAATTTTCTGGGATGTTCCAGAATGCGTAAATTGCGTTATCGGATTGATAACCTCCGCCTGTACGTTGCTCTTTTTCCAAGAGCTTTGCTCGTATTTCTGCTAGTGTAGCCATATTATTTCTCCTATATTAGCCTATGTTTGTGCCTAAATCTTCTATTGCTTTTATTAGCCTAGTGTCCATGACAAACATCATGAACTTATTATAACAAATCTATTTATCAAAGTCAAGTCTTTTTTAACTTTTTTCTTGAACTGCTTGTAAATGTTCTTTGAATGTCTTTGGTTCTTTGCTTTCACCATAGTAGCCGTAGTCTTCGTCTGTACCAAGGCCTGCTGAAGCCATGCCTGAATCAAAATCCCCATCCATTGAATCGGGTACATCGTCAGTAGCAAAGTCATCACCATATTCACGATCTAGTTCTTCTTGAATCCATTGATCTGGGTCGCCGTCTCTTGCTTTAGCAATACCGTATGGCATTTCACCTGAATTAACATAATATTCGTATAATTCGTCAAAGAACTCATCATGATCGTATAATGCAGATTCTCCCCGCATTACAGATTCAAATGATTCCCTATGTTTAGCAATAATATTATCTAAACTTTCGCCCATTTCTTTGATAGGAAGTCCTGCTAATTTTCTTAAATCATTTTCATTCTTAATAACTGGAATCATTTGTATACCCCTGCTAGTTTTAAAACTGCTTCGTCTGCTTCACCGACTGATTCAGGAACACCTTTTCCTTGTAACTTATGAACTGATTTTTTATAAAGGGTTGGAACATAGTTATCTGGCATTGGGCCTCCTTCAACAGAGGAACTATCGGAAATACCTTGTGATGCCACTGGTTTTTTCTTTAAAGATGCTTTTTTCTTTTTTATATCGCCTTTTGTTACATAACCCTTTTTACCATAAGTCTTTGGGTCATTTAACCATTTATTCCATTCTGAATTGCCTTTTTCAAAAAAGATATCAGTAGTTGTGTACTTACTAAGTGATTCATCAATCTCATCAATGAATGCTTCGTCGATTGGAGGTTCTTGAGGTGCAGTTTGCGGAGTTTGTCCGGTTTCCATAATAGATTTCACTAATGCTAATGATTCATTTTTCATTGGCACGTCATATCTTGGATAATCAATTGCTATTTGTTTCACTAGGGTTTGAATATTCTCATCTAAAATATGTTCAGCCATAAAATTAATTATATGCTGATTCTTTTTTGTAACATTATCAAACACCAAATTAGCAGGATTTTCTGGATGATCTGCTTCTACCATTTGTACTTGAATTTCTCCTGCCGTATTAACTGCCTCTTTAAACTCACTAAATGTTTCAGAAATTCTACTTGCATTATTCATTTCTGAAACTATTCTAGCGACATAGGGAAGAACTGATTCCATATCTTCATCAAACCGAATAACAGTAAATTTGTCTTTGAGTTCATTTACTAATTCTTCGTCTAATTCTTTTTTAGTTTCGCCTAATGTTTCTACTACATTTGCATAGCCTCTATGGGTAGACATACGCTTTAATGACTCTCTTACTTGGTTTAATCTGGTTTTAATACCATTAATAACAGGTTCTGTATCTTCGTTCATTAAACCATTTGATTTAGAATATCGCATAAATTTAGTAAGTCCTAAACTTTCTTCTGAGAGCTTAGTAATATATGAACCTATATTATCATACGGAGTTCCGCCTTCTGCAACATGTCTTGTCATTGCTCTAGCGGCCGCTAAATGATTGTAAGGATACTTAAATCTTTCACCTGCACCGTTTTCTACAAATAATGCAGTAATATTTCTTGCACGAGATCCTCTTGAATTCTCGTCAATTGGTTTGTTATGCCGTATAACTAATTTTGCGTTATCTAATGTTTGATAACTTGATTTACTCGACCCATATGCGGGCGATAAACCTTCTGCTATGTTTCCCATATCTGCGTTCCTATTAATTGCTTGGTATGCAAAATCCTTAGGCTGAATTTCTTTACCATAATTTTTAACTGTAAATCCTATTGCATTTTTTCGTTGAGCTAAATTTCTAACTTGTTTAATAAACTTATTATAATTGAAATCGCTATCTTCGTCAAGTGTAAAATTTTTACCAAAATAAACTTTTATGCTTTGTGGATCCTCGTCGGATTCATATGTAACCATAAACTTTTTATCTGTAGCATAAAATTTTCTTGCTTCGGCAGGATCAATTACACGTTTTCCGTCTTCATTAAACAGTTGAACATTTAAGTTAAAACCTTTTATTGTTTTAAATAAATCGTTTGCAACAATATCACTATTTACTGCCATAAGATTACATCCATTATTTTATATATTTATTAGATTATGCCAATTGGCATGGGGGTTAGAATTTCTTCTACATCTAACGTTTCACGTAACGTATCAAAAGTACGTTCATCAAAACTTATCATTACTTGAGTCATTCGCATAACTAATAATGCGGCCGATACTAAATCGTCAGTTTCACCCTCTTTTGCGGCAAAAGAAGGCCCTTTTGCTATAAAATTCTTTGTTTCACGCAATAAATTACTACTATTAATGATTAATTTATCGTTTTCAACGTAATGTTTGTACTTTGCACATGCTTGTAATTTTGATTTTTGTGTAGTAGTAAATCCATGTCTATACGTTCTAGAATGACCTCTACGTTTAGGTTCATGTAAAAATGTACCGTGAAATTTATCTTCGCCCATTTCACGTATTACTACTAATGCGGCTTCACCTAATGAATTATTTTCTACTGACCAAAATACACTTTCTTCATTTTGTGTTACTCCATATAGTTCTTCTACTATAGCATGTAATGTTCTTATTTGTCCTTCTATAGCGGTTTTATTATGTTGCCATTCTGCTACTTGTATTAAACTAGGTAATTCAAATACTTCAATTGCAGAATTATCTCCTCCAGTACCTAAACTAGGATCTAATCCTACTAAGTATATTTTATTTTTTTCAATAGGTTTGTACCAACGGATTTGCCCTTGTTTACGTATAGGTTGTTTAGTTTCTAATATTGTTAGTTTAAGTGGGTTAATTAAAGTTTCGTCTGCTGTAATAAATTCGCATAAATGTTCTCGCCTAAATTTTTCTTCACCTATTTTATTTCGTTCTTCATCTGCCCAGGCTTGATCTCTATCAGGATGTTCACTCCAATGAGCTGTAAAACTTTTAAAACCATTTTTACCTACATCGTTTTCGTTGCCAAATTCATCTATTGTATTTGCAGAATCTTTCCATATTCGTGCAAACTGATCATCATCTTGATTAGGTGTGCTTGTTATAATACATTTACCACCAGTTGATAATGTAGGTGATAATGCTGTCCAAAACTCTTCCGCCATACGTGGTTGTACATATGCAAACTCGTCTAAATAAATGAGTGTTAAACTCATACCTCGACCAGTAGTTTCGGTGGTTGCTTGTGAAACTATACGTGATCCATTTTCAAATTCTATTGATCCTCTATTATAACTTGTACATCCTGACCGTACAAAGTTAGGTAATGTTTCATATATATAACGTAACCTTTGCATAATTTCTTGGGCACCTGCGTATTTGTGTGCCGCAATTAATATAACAGAATCAGGTTTATACATTGCATACCATAATAAGTATGCCGCCGCCGCAGTAGACTTTCCTGTTTGTCTAGGAAGAAGTGCTATTGCATATCTATAATCATTATATGTTTCTATTAATCTTTTTTGGTAGTCAAATAATTGGAAATCAACTCGACCTTTAACAGGATGTTGAATACTACAATAGGTACCAATAAAATATACAGGGTCCTGTATACATTTGCTAATTTCTTCAATTTGCTCTGTGGTATATTTTTCAGATTGATGAGGCCTTTTTACTAAGGTCGTATCAAATTTGCCGTTCATATTCCTGCTAGAATTTTTAGCCTATCCATCCCATCGCCATACTTGCTAGAAACGGTAGTTTGACGTCGACTTGCCGGACCAGCAAA